TATTTCTTCGGCCTGAACGATAGTAAGTGTCAATAAAAAAATTATTAACCATTTCATTTTTTTCTCATATAATGTTTAGATGGCTCATAGTCCCATCGTTTTCCGTGATGCCCTCTTATATCTGCGTACCACATTCTTAATCTTACAATCCATTTTCTAACTGGCCTAGGCATTACTTAGGAGATTCCCAGTTTACTGGTTTTTTTTCAGGTATAATAATTTTTTCTTTTTCTAATTCTTTTTCTATTTTTTCAAATTCTTTAGTCATCTTAGCTTCTTCTTTAAGTCTTTTCTTTTCTTCAAGAGCTTTTTTCTTAGCTAATTCTTTTTCTTTTTTTTCTCTTTTTTTCATACGTTTAATATACAAATCATAATCTGGTCTTTCATGATCGTATTTAGACCACAATGCTTTTGCTTCCTTACCTATTTTACCATCTATTGGACAAGGAGTGCCAGCTTGTATCATTGATTCAAACACACGTTCATCTTGGCATAGTATAGCTACTGCTGCTACTTTCATACCAAAGTCATTTAAAATTCTTGCTAGTTTTAATCTTTCACAATTTTTATCAATTACATGTTTACCACCGCTAAGACCAAAACCAAATGTTTGTACCCCTGCAGATACACCGACAGCGCAAACATCTTGTGTCATACTATTATATGATGGTGCAGATGCAGATGGTGGTGAAGATTTTATATCTGAGTTTGTAGTGTTGTTAGTTGTAGTTGTAGATTCTGATCCGGATTGATATGTAGTTGTAGCAGTTGATGTGTATCCACCTTCAATTGCTGTATTACTTCCTGATGTATTTGTTTGTGTAGACCCAGGATAAGCTGGTCCAATTAGTGTTAGTAAACAAATTAAAATAATTAATATGCCTGTAAAATAATAATTCATGTTACACCTACCCATCGTATTTTACTTCATCCTCATAACTTCTGTCTTCTGATTTTTGTTTACATTCACAATCATCACAAGTGCATACACCATAATCATCAGCATGAAGATCTCCATTACAATGACAATCACAATGACAATTTTGACACTTACGCATTTACAGTCCCTCTACAAGAAGGACATTGTTTTTTATATGTGTCCGGGTGTTTTTCACAAACTACTTTTATTTCTGGCTCAGGAACATCCTCATATAATTCTGCATGTGGATCTTTTTCCTCTTTTTGCCAACTAAAAAGCCAAGTGACAACTCTATCCCATAAATCTTTAATCATTTTTTTTCTCCTCAATTTCGTAGAAAAAATTATCAGTGTCTTCTGTTTTCCACTTACCTGTATCTTCTACATTCCATTCGGAAGTTTGTACCTTCCAATCAGGGATTTC